CGGGCATGGTTATGATGAGTAACGTGGTCCTAGTTTCAACTGGACCGTTTTTCTTAGCGTAAATATGCTCGTATCCTCCCCCTTCTCACAAACCCATCGCATATATCGCCTTGATTCGTCAAAGTTCTTTGGTGTGAACGTTGGCGTTTTCACGTACAAGGCCTTTCTTATCATTTGGTCTTGATAGAAAGGTGGACGTCGTTCTGTCCAGGATATATACTCAAAAATGGGACATTGCGGGGGGCCTACCGACACAGGTTTTCTTGGTCGGAAACGAGGCTCAGGGGTAGAGATCTTTTTATTCGAGAGGCGCGGTGCTGTGTAATCCAAGATACCAAGATGGTTCTCTTGGCCAGACAGATCACATGCGCGCGGTATGTACTTCCAGATCTTTGGGAAGTTTCGCTTTAGCACCTTTCTTATCAACTCCGCACAGCTTGTATAGTTATGAGCGTATAGCTCGTTGCTATATTTCAGCCATGCGACTAACCCTGCTGCGCCCTCCGAACTGATTGAGAGAGCGTCTTTTTCACTTTTTGGTTTCGCCGTGTCCCTGATCAACGGGACGGGTTTCTTGACTCTGACGACGGGCGACACGTTCATGCCTAAGTACGCATCGACGCCGCAACTTTCGCGAAAATACCCAGTGAAGAATGATTTGTTTACATTCACCACAAATCCAAAGTGGTTTAACACCTGGACTATGAATTTCGCATGTCGAGTCGGTACCACCAGATCATCCCCGTATACGAATACGGGTTCATTGCAGCCCATATAGTGAAGGGCAGATTGTGAAAAGGCCCAAAACACTACCGCTTCTACCGGAAAACAGACCGCACTCCCCATCGGGGCGTACGTTCGGGTTTTCAGGACGCGGATAGGTCTCCTACGTGGTTTTGCAAATCGACCTGCACTACTCTTCTTTTTAAAAGCATATTCGACATAGGTTGAGCGTAGCGCCAAAAGCGCCTCACGCATATGCTTCGGCATATACCTATCCACATGAGCAAGCCCCACGAATGATGACGCAGATTTCATATCAAGCGTCGCCTTTTCACGAGTCTTGCTAGCTTCGAGCGCCCAGTATTGGTTAACGGTCTGATCAGTAAACCCTATAGTGCAGACTCGCCTACCGTTTGGCAAGGTCGCCTGCAACATGGGATGGCTCTCCAAATAAGCATATAGCTTCTTTTGAAGGCCTTTTTGTAAATACATCAGAGCCGTTCCTTCCAGATTTATATCTCGTCCTTTCTCAGCATTTTTAGGCACTAGTCTGTGCCTTGAGATTCCTCCGATTTCCCGTGCGTATCGCTCGATAAGTAGATCTCGATCATCAATGAGACCGCTTTCAAGAGGTTCCAAACGGGTGTCAAGAGACGGACGAAAGTAGGTATGGTAAGGATAAAGGTCGCAAAATGTGCTTGAAGCCAGATTAAAGTTGTACTTTTCATGTGGGAATTTTACAGACTTTTCGTAAACCGACCCTGGACCATGACATGGCAAAATATCAAGTGGATCAAATCCCGAAAAAAGCCTGTCCAATAGTCTAGTCACCTCTTTATCAATTCTCGACCACTTATTACCTCCATCGCTTGTGCACACCTGGATAGCGATATCCCGTCGTGTTACAGGATAGTTGGGGCCGTTCTGACGCTTAATCTGCGGGTTTGCACCAGCAGTTATATAGTCGGACACGGAAGGAACCCAAACAGGAAGATTTTCATCAAGAGCAGCTTGGGCAAGCATACCCTCGTCGAAGATAGAATCCTCGAGATCAATTGCGCCCTGGACCTGCTTATCGTGCAGATCTTCGGACGGGGCGAACTCGTATTTAGAGCCAAACCCCTGACAAAAAGTAGACAAAAAACAATGTGCTTCCCTCCATCTTTCTTTATCAGCAAAAGACACTGGACGATTGACTGAGCCATCCAATGCATTGAAAAGAACGCTAGTCCAACCATGCAGGAATGCAGGGAGAAGACCACGCCCTCCTCGTTGCTTTCTAAAGCCAGCGAAGGGTGTGAAGAGCCGATTTTCTAAGCAGCGCAATATGTGTTTGTAAAAACGAGGTAGAACCTTGCTTACAAAGCCAAAGCCCTCCCTCGAGACACGTTGCAGGAGCTCATAAGAATCGTAAGTGTTGTCCACGTCAAGCAATACAGAACCATCATCTAGTAAAGCTAGGAGGCCCTCGAGGAGAATTTTTTCCTCTTGGATACGCCTATTTATATCAGCTCCAGTGGTTTTCTTTTCCATTAGGTAGCTAACACGCTTTTACTACGAACGATGCGCGAGACTAATTAGACCTCGACTGCGGCTGCTTCAACGGCTGTGAGTCTCGCGTCAGTTAGCGCCGAGGGCTGCGTTCCGTTAAACATCAACCTCAAGTCAAGCTCTGCAAAGTTGTTCGCGCAGAGTGCGATCAGAAGGGCTTTTGCGGCTGCTTTTTGTTGTTGCAAGCCAGTCGGAGTGACGTCCCCAGTAACGATGAATTGTGCAGTGGCTCGCGTTTGAGTATGCGAATCATCCACAACGATATCTCGATTGGTGCGCAAAGTTGCATAAGTGCGCGCGACGTCCTTGCCTTGCGGGTCCTGACCGGATTCGTAAAGCAAGCTTCCGTCCGTCAAAATTGATTTACCCGCGTAAGCAGGTATCTTTTTGGCGTTCTTATCGGGTTGTGCAGGTGTGATTGTTTGAATAGCGCCTTCATATTTGATCTTGTTCATAGTAAAAACCTCCTGGATTGTGCGGGTTTTAAAGCCGCGGTGTAATGAGGATACCGGGTGTGAAAACCGATACCTAAGGACAGTTCAGTTAAATCGTATCAAGAGAGCAACTGTTTCGCAACAGCTGCCGCTAAGGCGGCCTCTTTAAGGTCCGGATACGTCCCATAGCTGAGCAACGACTCAAGTGGATATGTACCTAAAGCCCTTTCATATGTGTTATATTCGCTGATTCTTGATCCGCGAATGTTTTCATACACACACCCTATCTGCTCGATTGTCAGCTTTTGTTTTACTGATATAGAGCAGCATTCGGATAAGACAACAGGTCTGACAGGAGAAATCCCATAAAGGCCTAATGCTCGGAAGAGTTTGTCGGTACGGAAAATATAATCAATCATCCAGCTGAGTTTAGTCATCTCCCAAATGGTTTCAACATTCGGCAGAAGCCCCAAAACTCCCAGCACTGCAGCGATGGCCTTCTCGATGGCAGAGCCGTCTAAATGGCGCTCCATCACCGAGGTGATGCTGATGCGTACTTCTATATCCCTTGTAGTTTTTCGACCCACTCGAGTAGATGGCAGGAACTTATGACATTGGACACCGTAACATAACCCGCCTAAGTTAGGCAGGGGTGTGGTATCCGTCCAGTGTACCATTCTTGTAAATCGCTCCGTGCGACGTCGACCATCAGGGACTAACGCATCAATCTTTGCCAGTATTTCGGTGAGAATTGAACAGATATCACGTAAGGGTGCAGCAATGCCAAAGTTATATCCAACGAAGATGTCGCTCATATCAACGTTACCGTTAATACGGTCAACACCAACGATAGATGCGATCTCGCCTGCTTTACCTCTTAGTTTTTTATCGCCCTTAGTCACGTACTTTCTGACGGGGTTTGCCAACCCTCTTGCTAAACCAACAATTTGCTGCCACGCCCGCACGAAGTCCGACAGTTCTTTAAAGAAAACCGTCATATCCGGAAGATCATTTTTTATCGTGTACATGTGATCATAATATTGCCCAAGGACGCTATTTAAGGCATCTTGCACTGCTCGAGTGCTAGCAATATCAGGCAGTGTCATGTAGGAATATCCAGAAGAAGGGCCGTCGAGATACGTTGATTCGTGTCCGGCAAACTCTTTACTTCTGGGACAGAGTCCATGCATATTACAGACATTCCCAACCGGGATAGTGTCTGAAAACTTTGCTGGAGTTGCTCTGATTACATAACTTTCTGCGTAACACGGTTTAAAAGCGAAACGAGGCGTCTTCTCATCGTACATAATGCGCTGTTCATCGTAAGTCAAACAGGTCTGTTTTACTTTCCCCCAGGTGCTACCATGGCTTCGCCAGGCGGCGCCTAGATTATCATATTCAGGACCATACGACTTAGAGCGTTGACGAGAAGGTAAAGTGTCTAATAGGAGCATGGTGGGTTCCCCCTCCGGGG